GACTTGAGCGAAGATACGATGTAACTACCGATGCCCCTAAGCTCGGTCCAAATGCCGCCCCAGTCGATCGACTGGAAGCCCTCGAGGATGTAGTCGCCGAGGTCATGGAGAGCGCCGAAGGCCGTATAGGCCCCCAGGACGACGGTATCCCAGACCCCGCCCCAGTCCACGGCTCGGAGCCAGGACGCCACGCTGTTGGCTATGCCTCGGAGACCCGACCACACAGATTGTGCCGCCGATACGGCTTTCTTGAAGGCGGATTTGGTATCCGATTGGAGGCCCCGGAACATCTCCCCCCAATCCACATCTGAGAGGTATTTGACGAAGTTCCCTGCTTCAGCTCTTAAGATGTCGAATGCCTCAGTGATATTGCCCTGACTCAAAGCTCCGAATAACTCGAATGCAACGTCTTTTATGTGGCCGAACGCCGAGGCGATTGCATCGAAATGCTTATGCACTTCGTATCCGGCGAGCGCAGCGAAGGCCGCAGCCACTAATCCCAAAGGAGAAACCAACGCACCGACCGCTCCGACAATAAGAGCGAGTGCCGGGATCATATGTGAGAACAATATCAGCGCAGGCCCAACGACCGCCGCAAGTCCGGCGATGGTGGCGATGAGCTTCACCGTTCCGCTGTCCATCTCGCCGAGCTTCCGGACGAAGGGCGTGATGGTGTCCTTCACAAGCGACGTGAGGGGCGGTATGAGGACGTCGCCGAAGACCAGGGCCAGCTCCTCGCCAGCAGAACGGAGCTGTTTGAGAGCACCCCAAAGAGTGTTAGTTTGGGTCTCCATCATCTCAGTAGCTTTGGAAGTGCCCGTGATGGATGCCGTGTATCCTTCGAGAGCATCCTGGCCCTGGCCCAAAAGGGCCAGCATACCGGGCCCGGCCTCCTGGCCGAAGATGGCGACGGCCTGAGCCGCCGAGAGGTTCTTCGATTCCAAGACACCTATGATCTCGGCGAGGCTATGGGTCGCAGGGTTGACGTCCTCGATGGAGAGGCCAAGTTGTTTCAGCGTCTCGGCTGCGGCATCGGACGGCTTCAGCAGAGCCGATAGAGCCCCACGAAGGACCGTCCCGGCTTGCTCTCCCTTGAAGCCAGCGTTGTAGAGGCCCATCAGGCCGCCGGTGGTCTCCTCCAGACTCCAGCCGAGAGAGTTTGCTATCGGCCCGACATACCGCATTGAGTAGGCGAGCTTGTCGAGGTTGGCCTGGCTGTTGCTGGTTGCAGCGGCGAAGACGTTCGCCACCCGGCCAGCGTCCTCGGCGCCGAGCCCAAACTGGCTTATGGTGGCGGTCATCAAGTCGGAGGTGAAGGCGAGATCTTTGCCACCAGCGGCGGCGAGTTTCAGGGTGTCATTCAAGCCGGCGACGATCTGCTGATCCTTCCACCCGGCGCTCGCCATGTAATACATGGCGTCGGCCGCTTGCGATGCAGAGAAAACAGTAGTGGCCCCGGCTTCTCTCGCCGCTGCCGAAAGGGCCTTCTGAGCTTCGACACCTCCGCCGGTGACAGAGGCCACATTGGCCATCGATTGCTCGAAGTCGCCCGCCAGTTTCAGGACGCCAGCAGCCGCCCCGGCTATCGGAAGAGTGAGGCCCATCGTGAGAGATTGGCCTATCTCGCCCGCCTTCTGAGCCACAGAATCAATCTTAGATCCGAAGGTATCGAGCTTCGATCCGGCGGTAGCTAGACCGCTATCGAATCCCTTGTCTGAGAGGTATAGGCCTGCCTCTACACGGCCGACTTCCATGTTGTCACCTGGCGTTTTTCAAATGTTCATATCCTGGAGGAGGCTCGATGCCGTGAAGCGTCCAGGCTTCCCGGATGCGATCCTCCAGGGGAGGCACTTCGACCCGCTCAGCGGGCCGCTTGGGGAAGTGCTGATCGAAGCCCCGGAGCTTATCAGCCCGTGAAAGCGCTGCGACATTATAGGCAAGATGATTAAGCTTATCTTGCTCATCTATAAACTTTTTCCGGTGAGCATCGATCTTAATGTTAAGTTCGTCTATGGTGAGTTTCCAGAACTCTTGAGGAGATAGGCCTAGCTCACCGATCCCGGTTCGCTCTGCTTCTCTCCAGTTCCAGGCGGTTCTCCGGGCTCCTCCAGAATATTCTTGTAGGTCGCCTCCATTGCGTCCAGACCTTCCATTGCTGCCTTCCGTTTGGCCCTTAGCTCGGCTTTGTTGACCGTGAGTATCCGCTTGATCTCGCCAGAGGTGTAGTTTCCCGTGGCGTCCAGCACCGCCTCCATCAATGTCTCAGTCAAAGACGAGAGGCCACCGTGCTTTTCGCTCCAGTCTGACATAAATTTGCCAGCGTCGGCTATGGTGAACTTCTCATCAAATGTCCGAACGCCAGCCCACAAGATACCCCTGACCACCTTCCGGAAGGCGATGTTCTGAATGAGAGCATCTATCGGGAGGTTCAGAAGGTCTTCAACGGCAAACTGAGCCTCCATATCGAGGCGAAATTTCCGAACGTCTTTATCGGAAAGTTTCAAGTTGTATGTCTTGGTTATTATATCACATCCTAACTGTAAGTCTCGTCTTTCCAGTGGTAGAATGCCCCGGTGAATCTCCAGGTCATCTTAGATTTGATGACCTCGCCGACCGAAGCGTTCACGGGCGCGCCTTCGAGATAGCCGTCTGCTTCTATCCGATGCCGCCCGGTGTCGGTGTTCACGAAAAAGACAGCGATCATGTTCTGTCGCAGGTCTCCAGAGTGACCTGGAGTGACCCAATAATCAGAGACGTCGCCGGACCCGCCCACCAGGCCAGGCAGGAACTCTTTGTGACCTCCGGAGCAGAACGTCGTGACCTCTTTCATGTCTACTTCGGGGCTGACGCTGAAATCGTAGGCATGGCAAACAGCCTCCATGATATGCTTCGTCCCCGAGGCCCTGAATAAGTCGGTTGGGTCTTGTGCTACTGAAAACGTGATCAGGCCGCGATAATAGTCCACCGTGAACCCGGTCGTGATCTCGCCCCACGATCCACCGCCTAGGGGGTTCTTCTCGATCGTGAGCGTCTCGCCAGAATCCCAGTAGCGATCAGCGATAGCGGCTGCCTGGTAGTGCTTGTGGTCTCCGAGATCGACGAGCTCAACGTTCGTGAAGCTCTCGGTCGTGGCGGTGGACCCTCCAGATAGAGACGTCGAGCCCATCGCAGTCACGACGCCGGAGCCGTCGTTCCCGGTAGCCAGAGCGGCAGAGACCCATTTGGCTGCCAATTCGTCGGCATTGATCGCGTCCATGACCTGCTGAGCGGTAGACGTGATGGCACCACCAGATCCGGTAGCAAGATAGACGGTTATGGTCTGCGTCGATTCAGCCACAGATATTGAGAGCTCTGCGTTATTGGCGCTCGGATCTCTGTATATGATCTCTATGGCATTGCCCGCCGTCCCCGGAGGGACCGCCGTAAACGTGAGGTCGTTGTTGTCCCCGACTAGATCCGTCGTGAGTGTGGCCCTCTTCTGAGTCTCCATGAAGAAACTCGATGCGTAACCCGCAAGAGCGGCGGTAGTCATCGATTATACCCCCGATCAGACGGAGTCTGCATCGTAAGTGATCGCGCCTGTGAACTGGAAGGTGAACTTGAGATCTACCTTATCTCCGACGCTGGATGAGATAGGCATCGACTTCAGGAAGCCGTCTCCATAGATCCCGTATCCGTTGTTGGAGCCGTCGTCGTCCATGTTCACCCGGAGGGCGAACTTAGTCTTATTCCGGAAGTTCGTCCAAAGGGTATCTTGGCCGCCGCTGTCGCTTTTGAGATACCTAGCCGTGACTGAAACCTGGCCACCGTCGAGACCGGCCAAATATTCTTTGTGATCTCCACTGTCCCGACTAGTCACTTCGACCATATTGACATCCCAGGCCGCGTCGAAGTCTACGACCTCTCCTATGGCGTGCGATGCCGTTTTTCCAGATCCGGCCGTATCTATATAGACCGTTCCGTTCCATACAATTGCCGCAGTTGTCACTTGTCAACACCTCTTAAATCTTTTTCATGACTTCAAAGTCACAATACCATTTCACAATCCCAGAATCGCTTTCAAGCGACATCTGAGCCGGAGGATGCAGAGCCCGGCAAAGCGGGTACCACGTGCCGCTCAGGGTCCCGTTCGTCTTCGTGAGCGTGGCCCGGATGGCATGGCACAACGTCGCCGCCGTCTGCTGGTTTTCGTTTCTCACCTGGACTTGGAATCTTGGGTATTCGTAGCCCAGGAGGTCGTCGGGCTTACCGCCGTACACCTTCAACATCACGCAATTAACCGGACTGTTTGGGAGGTAGCCGTATGTCAGGTTGGCCGTGGTGCAGTGGCCCGCCGCTATCAGAACCGCCCCGATGTCGGTTATCACGCTCATCTCAAAGCCTCGGAACTATCCAACCATAGCCCATCAGGAGAACGAGGAGACCGAAGCCACCGGCCAAGGCGCTTCTCCAGTTCTCCAAGGCTCCAATCCGATGGTCGGTAGATTTCTGCCAAGCGCACTGAGTATCAAACTTCTTTCGGATATAGGATATGTTCTCTTCCATCCTGATTATCCGATCGTGGTCTTCGTCGCCCACTACCGCCACCTCTTTATATTATTTCGATCCAATCCCGTCTTGCGGGCTCTGCGAGATCCCCTCTCAAACATGGTCTCGCACCCCGCTTATGCTGACACCGTCCCCGCTGTGGCTCGCCCGGCGAAGTAGTATCCGTAGCTCATCAGCGTGAGGTCGGTGAACGTCTTCGTGATCGAGTCGGGAACCGTCACTCCCCCGAATGGGAGGACAGCGAACCCGACGAGTGCCCCGGTGGATATCAGAGTGAGGATCAGCCGGGTACTGACCGCCATCTCCTCATCTCCTCCCGAGCTTGATCGCCGTGCTTTCGGCTGCCTTCATCTTCGCGTCCTGGTGGTCTACCTCGGACTGGCCGAACTTCGCCAGAGCTTCTTCTCGGGTGTAGATCTGGCCGTTGTACCCGATGTACCTGACCTCACCGTTTCTCATCTTCGTGTAGCCTGCGAGGAGGTTCTTCTCGGGGCCTTCGAAGGGGATACATCCCAGGCCGCCATCCTCAGTCTCTACGATCGTCAATGACCCGCCGCATCCGGGGCAGGCCACGGTTCCAATTACTTCATTTGTCAATTTGTCACCTCAAAACAACTCCGATAGCCGCGCCGATGTTTTTGATAGCGCTGTCGGAGCTTTCACTGAATTCATTCTCCAGAAACTTAGCTTCGCCTTCGTCGTGGTGGAGGGATGTGTCTTCGTGTTGCCGGACGGCGTAAGGCGTCGAAAAGCTGATAGTCGATCCCATAGCAACGTCGTCAACGTGGCCCGATCCTCGGAGAGGCCCCTCGTCAATCGGAGTCCGGGGGATCGTCCGGGTGAGGATGCCCTCGGCCTCCTGGTGGATTGCTTTCTTCCCGGCCACGAGTGCAGCGGCCGAGAGGGCTTTGCCTTTCCAAGTAACCTTGACCTTGGACGCTATAGCCATCCCTCCCAGAAGGTAGTTTGACCGCCGAGGCCCGGAACGTGGCTTATCTTCTGGATCTCTTTCGTGACCCCGCCGAAGGTTATTTTGTCGCCCTTCTTCAGCTCCACGTCGGCGAAGATGTGCGCTTCCGAGGTCCAGGTCTCGGTCTCCGATAGCCGGACGAGTTTCGCCGCCTCCTCGAATCTGCAAGAGATCGTCACAGGATCGGCGTAGGTCTTCCCCCAGGGGCCATCTCCTGTGAGGCTCTCCAGAGTTGCCGTCTGTTTCAGGAGGGGCGTCATCAGGCTCATATTACGCACACATCCCGCGCCAGGTAGCGCTCCAGAAGCCGCCACGCCCGCTTTGAGTAGAACCCCTCTCTCGAATCTGATGTAGAAGAGCCCCGGAACTCGTACTGAAGCCCCGTCCCGGAGATCCGGACGGACTTCACACCGTGCTCTTGAAGGTCGTCCACCTCGTCGTAATCGCTGGATGCGGTCGCGGCGAGGATCGCCACCGCTTCGAGACAGATCGCGTCTTTGATCGCCTGGGGGATCACGTAGGCGTCGGCGTCCTCGTCGTAGTCGTAGGCCCCGAGCTGATCCACCCGAGGGAAAAGTTCCTCCTGGCCTTCCTCTACCGTCTCGTACCTCTGGCCTACAAAGGCCAGGCTTTCGAGCTTCTCGACGGCCCGGTCTAAGAGGATCTGTCTGTCGCCGTCACTGGCTGCGTTCCAGGCAGTCAACTCGGATGACAGGCAGAGGGCCACAAGGCGCGTCTTAGCGTCGGCGAGGAGGATGTAGGCCATGTGCTCCCCTAGACTGGGAACCTAAACGCCTCAATCGTCCCGTCGGTGGAGTTCGTGTTCACCAGGAGATAGCCGGTCTCATTGACGAACCGGGCGCTCTCAAAGGGACCGATCCAAGTCTCAGAGGTGGCGTTGGCAATGGTGACAGTCAGATTCCCCAAAGAGGATCGGAAGGCAGGGGGATCGTCGCCAGCAAGTACCGTAATCGTCACGTTGCCGGATTCGACCACCCTCAATAGGGTTCCGGGATAGAGGG